TAGTGAACTTTATCTCAAGTTTGTTGTCGCTACTCAAGATGACTTTGAAGAAGTTGAAAGAGCTGTGGACGCTTACAGAGGTGCCGGGGTACAGTGTCCGGTATATCTTATGCCGTTGGGCGGACGCAGTGAAGAATACGCCCTCAACGTTAAAGACGTTGCTGAAGCGTGTATGGAAAAAGGATGGCGATTCACGCCAAGACTCCACATTTCCTTATTCGGAAATGCCTGGGGTACTTGATCCGCATATGAATTATAAAAACGAACAACACGAACGAGCTATGAAAGCACCTATCAATGATGGTGGTAATTTAGAGAAACGTGTAAGGGAGGCAGGACTATGAAACAATTTATAAAAAAACTAACAGGACTTGATAAACTTGAGAAAGAAAAAGAAGCCCTACAAAAAGAACGAAAAAGAGTTAGTAAACTAACTCCGGAAGAAGAACGTCGAGAAGCACTTGACAAAGAGAAAGCACAAGCAACTAAAGACAACAAACCTTGGGTTGCTGTATTAGACACTCAAGTAAATGCAGATAATATTAAAAATGGGTTTTTTGAACTTGATTGGAATAACGAGTTTATTGAACAATTACTTGATGCAGGATATAAAGGCGAATCCAACGAAGAAATTGTTGATCAGTGGTTTAAAACTATTGTTACACAAATGCTTCAAGAAGACGGACAAGATGCCGATCGAGGTATGGGATATGTTAATGTTGTACCCATCGATAAAGGAAAGAGTGAAGTATCTTAATACTTGACAACAGCCAGATCTGGTGTTATAATAGTATTATAATTAACACAAAGGCAAAACTATGATAGAATTATTAGGCATTACACTACTTGTTGCATTCATACAGAATGGCGACTTGTTCACATTATGTATATCGGGGTGTTCATAATATGACAACTTATGTATTAGTAGATACACTTAATACTTTCTTTCGTGCAAGGCACGTAGTACGTGGCGACATTGACACTAAGGTTGGTATGGCATTACATATTACACTTAATAGTGTTAAGAAGGCTTGGCAAGACTTTGATGCAGACCACGTTGTATTTTGTTTAGAAGGACGTAGTTGGCGTAAGGACTTTTACGAACCATACAAACGTAATCGTAAAGAAACACGCAATGCAATGACTCCTGTACAAGCAGAAGAAGATAAAGTATTCTTTGAAATATTTGACGAGTTTAAAAACTTTATTGATACAAAAACTAATTGTACTGTTATACAAAATTCTGTGTTAGAAGCAGACGATCTTATTGCAGGTTGGGTACAATCACATCCTAATGATAATCACGTTATTATTAGTACTGACGGTGACTTTGCACAACTTATTGCTCCTAACTGTAAACAGTACAATGGTGTTAGTAACACTACAATTACACACGAAGGCTACTTTACAGACAAAGGCGATGCTGTTATTGACAAGAAAACAAAAGAGGCTAAGCCTGCACCGCATCCTGACTTTATGTTGTTTGAAAAGTGTATGCGTGGTGACACTAGTGATAATGTATTCAGTGCATATCCCGGTGTACGTAAGAAAGGCACTAAGAACAAAGTTGGCCTTATTGAAGCATATGAAGATAAAGGTACAAAAGGTTACAACTGGAACAATATGATGTTACAGCGATGGACTGATCACGAAGGCGACGAGCATCGTGTACTAGATGATTATACACGTAATGTTACACTATGTGATTTGACTGCACAACCTGATGACATTAGAGAAATAATTAATAATACTATTGCAGAAGTAGAACCTAAAGAAATATCACAAGTTGGTATGAGACTTATGAAGTTCTGTGCTAAATGGGATATGCAACGTATTGCAGATCAGGCAGCTACTTTTGCAGAACCATTACAAGCGAGGTATCCTAAATGAGTATAAAAACAAAAACTATTCTTAAAGATAAATTTTGGATTTTAGAAGATGACGGTGTACGAATTGGTACAATATCATTAGCAGACGAAAATCGTTTTATGTTTAGTGGAGTTGAAGGTACAACATATTTTGATAGTAAAAAAGCGTTAAAAAATACGTTTGGTGATAACGTATTAATTAACGATATTACTTTACAAAATGAAAGGGCTGTTAAGGCTGATAAAGATGTACACGGATTTCCAACAAGCACAGTTCCTTACAATACAATGTTAGATGTAAAACGTAAGTTACCATTATTTACAAAAAGTTCTAAAAGTAAAAGTTTATATTGTGCAGGTTATTACATTATTCACTTTGATAAAGGATGGGTTAAAAGTTTCTGTCCTAAACTAATTACTGTAGAACGTTATGATACAGAAGGTCCATTTAAAAATGATTTAGAAATGCGTACAGCATTGAGTAAAGCAAATGCAAAATGAACCTTTAAACACCTCTAGCATACAGCAATTTATTATGCAAGTTAAAAACGCTGATGCTAGTAATGCTAGAGAAGTAAAACTTACATTGCCGCAAGCTAAGAACTTAGCATACACACTAGGCATTGTAATGGCACGTCTTGAAGGAGACCTTGAAAGATACGTAAAGGACAACAGTGGTGGCGGCGATATTGAAGTACGTCTCGACGGCGGAAGCAACTGGAAGTAAACTACGTAGATAACTCAAAAAAGAGATAAATATATGCGTATATAATTTAAGGAGTATACGCATATGAGCAGGCCTAAACCCACTGTATTACTAGAATACATAGATAAAAAAACTTATAGAGCAGAACAAGTATTAGATGCTACTGCTATTTGGGCTGTATTTTATAATGGCAAACCATTTAATTTAAAAAGCAGTAACTCTATTACAAATTATCCTGGACCAAAATATAAGAAAGTTTCTTTTTCAAATCCTGGTCACGCACACAATCTAGCAAAAAAATTAAACGAAATGTTCAATACTGATGAGTTTAAAGTATATATGATGTCTAGTGGTGAAGTAGTAACTGAAGAATGAACTGGAAAGAAACATATACAAAAATCTTTCTTAATCAATTAGGTAAAACTTCAAATGATATTACAGTAAAAGAATATTTGCCCTTGTGGTGGAAGAACACTAGAGACAAGGGAGGACTTAGATTAACCGATACTGGATTTGACATCTTAACCGAAATTGAGTTAGCTTCGTACGAAGTACCGTATCCTAAAGATATGCCAATAACTACTCAAGTTATTATCTTTTTAGACAAATTTATCGACTGTCCTTACTACATTACCAACAGAGCAATACACGTAACAAGCGAAAAGAAAGCAATGGAATTACACTTGTTTAGCGGAGATTTGCGCAAATATGGACTAGCAAAAGCATTAAAAAGACAAAATAATTAAAAAAACACTTGACATTCAACTCATTTGAGCATATACTATATACATAGTAAGAAATTACTTAGCACTGATTATGACAATTGAGGAATACGAAATGGAAAATGTAGCACTACGCACAGTAAGCCCTAACAAGGCAAAAACATCAATTAAACACGCAATGAAAAAGAAGCGTCCAATCTTTCTTTGGGGACCTCCAGGTATTGGTAAATCTGAAGTAGTTGAACAAATTACTAATAGTTTGCCTAACTCACACTTAATTGATATTCGATTATCACTTTGGGAACCTACAGATATTAAAGGTATTCCATATTTTGACAGCAACTCCGGTACTATGGTATGGGGTGCTCCAGGTGAACTTCCTTCAGAAGAGTTTGCAAAACAATTTGATCATATTGTACTGTTCTTAGACGAAATGAACTCAGCGGCGCCAGCTGTACAAGCGGCAGCGTATCAGTTGATTCTAAATCGTCGTGTAGGACAATATAAATTACCAGACAACGTTGTTATCGTTGCTGCTGGTAACCGTGAAGCAGACAAAGGTGTTACTTACCGTATGCCTGCTCCACTTGCTAACCGCTTTATCCACTTAGAGATGGGTGTTAACTTCGACGACTGGTTTGGCTGGGCTGTCGATGCTAAAGAACATCAGGATGTAGTAGGTTATTTGCAATTTGCAAAACAAGACTTATACGATTTTGATCCAAAGAGTTCAAGCCGTAGTTTTGCTACTCCTCGTAGCTGGTCATTTGTTTCAGAATTGCTTGAAGACGAACTTGACGATGGCACTACAACAGATCTAGTTGCTGGTGCAGTAGGCGAAGGCCTTGCAGTCAAGTTTATGGCGCACCGTAAAGTTGCTGCAAACATGCCAAACCCTACCGATATTCTAAAAGGTAAGGTGAAAGAGTTACTAACAAAAGAAATCAGTGCAAAGTATTCCTTAACTGTATCTCTTTGTTATGAACTTAAAGAAGCGGCGGATGCTAATGATAAGAAGTTTGACGATAAAGTAAATAACTTCTTGCGTTTTGCAATGGATAACTTTGAAACTGAATTGGTTGTAATGGGTATCAAACTTGCTCTTACACAGTATTCACTTCCAATTGATCCAGACGAAGTTGCTTGTTTTGACGAGTTCCATGACAGGTATGGCAAGTATATCAAGGCTGCACAGAGCGCTTAATGGTGCAAATTGGGCAACTCTTTATAGAGTTGTCCAA